CCACGAGCATTCTTGCGGTTATTAAGCTCTTTCTCTTTCTCAATCTCGTATTTGTCGTACTGGACAGCCTTATAAGCAGTCTCAAAGTTATTCACTACAATGCCCTGTTGAAGCTTGCGCTCCATGTAGCTGTAGACTTCTTCAATCTCTTTATCTTCTTTAATGCCGAGAGACTTGATGTCCTTATCCCATTCTTTTTGCAGGGCATCGGTACGTTTCTTGGTTTCACGCTGTTCTTCGGTCTTCACACGCTCTTCTTCAGCCTTGAAGTCTGAATCCTCTTTGCGCATCAGCTCTTTAGTACCGCGCATCAGTTCCTTATAAGATACTGGTTCAAAGCCATCAGGTACTTCATCGAGGTTATTGAAGTAAAACTTCTTACCGTCTATGCTCTTAATCTCTACCTTGCCCTTGCCAGGCTTGTTGATGTCTTCGTCTACTTCGTCACTTGCAGGGGTGTCGTCTTCTTGAACGTCATCATCTTTGGACTCTTCCTCATCTGCCGAATCATCTTCGTCGGACTGCTCGGAATCGTCGTCTTTTCCTTCTTCAGAATCTCCGTCATCATCTGATTTGTCGTCTTGCTCTTCTTTTGTGTCATCTTCACCCTCGCTATCTAATTTGCGCTGTTCTTCTTCGGTGATCTGATCTAGGGTCAGACCTTCTTTGATTTCTTTATCGTCTTCTGATGTGGCCATGTGAGCTCCTTATGTTTATACGACTAGTTTACCATACCACCCTGTGGTAATTGCGGAGCTTGCTCAACCATCTGTCCTGCGAGTGCGCTTGGGTCAGTTGGAGCGCCGCCACCGCCCATCATCTGTTGTTCAAGTGCAGCCTGTTGTAAGTCCTGCTGTTGCTTAGCCATCATATCCTCTTGGGTTGGTGCTTGTGACATCAGCGCCTGTAATTGTTTCTGAGCTTGGGCTTGGCACTTCCTCAACCATTCGATAGTCGCCTGTTTAACATCAGGTTTCTGCTCATCAAAGTCAGGAGAAACCATATACTGGTTAAAGTACTTGAGGTATTCATCACCAATGTCGTTGCGTTCTTCAGGCTCTTTGCCGCTATTAAGTATCTGTATATCCATAAATGCGTAACGGTCGAACTCATCGTCCTTTTGTGCGCCCATAAACTTCTGCGGGTCAGTAGACCAGAGCATGTAGCGTTCAAGGAGCTTCTTAGGGCTTGGTAAGTTACCACCTGTCACAACTTCATAGAGAGATAATGGGTCGATCATCTTCATAGATGCAAGGCTATCTGCAGCTTTCAACTGTGATTGCTTATTAACAGGCATGGTCGAACCAGCTTCTACGGCTATATCAATACCATCCTCAATCATGTCAGACTTCATTACTACCTGATCAAACTGTCCATCTTCACCAACAGCTTTAAACCAATGGTCTTCTGTGTAGTAGACCTTCATCATCTGGACAAGGTAGCGGTAATACAGGGTCGCTGCACGCTCAACAGCGCGGGCTATGTCATCCATGCGTGTGTAGTCTTGACTTTGTTGGATTTGATCTTGCCCTAATGTCTTATTAGCAGATCGTTCGCCACGTGAGATATCGTGAGTGGCAAATATGTTATCTATCTCATTACGAGCGTCATTCTTGTCTTCTATGACGTAATTAGGGAGTGGTGGTGGGGCGACACGGGTCACAGCTGAACGCACATCCCCATTCACGCCGATACGCTCGTCAGGGGCTCCTGTAAGCTTTGCTATGTCCTCTTTCTTAATCATGACGGTGTTGAAGATTAAACCTGAGCCAGCCATCTCAGCGTTCTCCATGATCTGGAAGCCACGACGATCGAGGATTCTCTGCAACGGTGCAGCCTGTTCAACCATTGAGGTAAGGTCTACATAACTTGTACCATCATTCAGGTAGTTCAACGGGATAAATGGTGGTGCTGGGTAATCGAGGATGTTAGATGTCGCCTTGCTTGATTCTTCTTTGTAGTTCCAATTCGGGTTCTTGTCCTTACTCAGAACGTATTGGAAGTTCTCATCCACGACAGCAAGCCCGCCACGATATTGTTTCATGTCCTTATCAAAGTAGCGGAACCAGACTTCTAGCAGGTTCTTTTTCTTACCAAGTTGTGTCTTATATGCGACACGATCACCCTTGCTATTTGTGCGGGCCACGCCAATCAAGTCATAGACCTTATCCTTAGCATCAGGGAACATAGCCAGCATTTCCTCGCCTGTCTTATTCTCTAAACGCTGGACATAAACTCGTGGGACATCATTCCACTTAGCGTCCATATCAACCACGATATCCTCAGGTAATACGTGTTCTGGAACGATCTCACCATGCTCGCCCATGTTCGGATCCCAGCGAAGCTTAATATAGCCAGCTCGCTTGAGCAGTAAGTTACGAGTCGCGATACGGAAGATGTCCTGTACTCGGAACTTCTTAGAGTGAGCGAATAGTGCGGTCTGCAGGTCTTTGGCTATCTGCTGTGAAGTAATCGTATCTTGAGCAGGCATAACCTCAGGCTGTGGGATACGGGCATTAACAATAGAACAGATGGTCTCCACTGATGTGAATATACGCGGGTCTTGGTATAAATATTCTTCTTGGTAATCATAAACATCTTTGTTCTTCCAGTGGTTAGGAAGCCACAGGTTCATATTTGATTCACGTATTTCTTTGAGCTTATAGGTGCCGTTCCAGTATGCTTCTGAATCCTGTACAGGACGACGTATTAAAGCGAGGAGATCGTCGTCCTCCATTGGCAGGTCGAACACGGTTGTATCTACTGTTTGCTGGTTCTGAATATCTGATGCGTCCACGAATAACTCCTAGTTATGCCGTGTTGAGCCTTTGAAATGAGTATATCACACTCCAACTCACACACTACCCCTGTAATTATTTAGCGTTTATGAGCAAGCGATAGTTGGATTTGCACAATTTACAGCGTACATTCACCGCTATATCGAAGTCCGTAGTCGGCATTGGAGTAGAGATAATCTTATCTATCTGCCCCTTTACGTCATAGATAGTTCTCTTACAGAATAAGCAACTGAGCTTCTCCATTTCGGACTGTGTGCCACCCATCATGTAGATGCTGATTGGCGGGCTGTTTGTGTGATCTTTATATGGTTTTTCACCATTACTAAAACTGAATGAATCGTTCATGTACATTACTGTCTCCTTAATTTATTTTTAGCTAACGATCTCTCTACTAACCTATCTAATGGCATATGTAGCGCCTCGGCAACAGGAACAGTACCGTCTTCTCGCACTCTGAAGCTTGGTCGCCCTTTCTTCTCAGGTGTATTCCGTACACCACCTGCATCGGTACTCTTCAACATCTGTCCAACACCAACTCTATAGTAAGCTAAAGCATGCAACCAGTGGTCAGGCTTATTCTCTTTCTTTTCCCAGCGTGCCCGTAGTATGCCTTTGGTGTCTGGTTCTACTACACGGTACATATTTGATGCATGATAAATCAGGTCTTCTAGTGCCTTTGGTTCTTGGAAGAAGCGTATCTCCCCACTGGTAATGCGTCCAGCAAGGTCATCAAACAACTTAGTTCTATCCGAGTCTATACGTCCGAACTGTGAGCCTTCATTGCGTAGTGACACGGCCATGTTCTTTGAGTCATGCACGTAGTAGTGGACAAACACCCGCCCTGGGTACTTCTTAGCAAGCCGTTCAGGTATCGTAAAGTCTGGCAAGGCATCTATCACACAGGTCGCGTCATAGAGGTTTATCAACCGTTCGATGTCTTCCCATTCATTTGTCTTACCATATGAAATCACGCCCTCTTGGTTACCCATGACCCAGTGTTTCTCTTTACCTGAGTCGCAACCTATCACTACATCTGTTCTATCGGCTAGTCCAGGCAGACAAGCCCGTAGGATAGCCTCACGGTTAATCAAATACTCGCTTGCTTGGTATGGAAGACCAAGTACCATATTATGGAAGCTCTGTATGTCCATCTCTTTCTCTTGGTCAAGGATAAGCTCAGCTGATACCCACGGAATCATCAGCTGATTAATCCAGTAGCCTCTGCGTGAGCGGCCAGGATACTTAGCTATCCATCGTCCACTCTGCCTATCTGCATCTGTTAGTGGTTGGTCGCACTTTCCACATGCGTATATGACACGTTCAGGGTCTATGTAATGATTGTGCCTGTGGTCATCCTTCTTAAAGTCTAGATACATCTCATGTCCACAACTACACTTCACGAACCAGTGCATCTGGTCTGATTCTTGGAACAATTCATGTACACCAAAGCCAGGCAATGACGGGTTACTAAACTTCCAGTACCACCGAAAGTCCGAAGCTTGAAGACGTGAGCGCATCATCATTAAGACGTTCTGGTTCGATCTATCAAACTCATCAGACACGATTAAGTCGGCAGCGGTCGAGATAGCCTCGCCCTCATGATGCGCACCACGGAAGTAGA